ACCTTGCCCTGCTCGATCTGGCTGGCCGTGTTCCTTTCGGTGTCTGGGTAGACTTCGAAGTTGATGATCGCGCCGGCGTTCTTCTGGTCGCGCATGAACGCCTGTAGACCCTCGGTCACGTCCTTGATGTAGGTCTTGGTGATCGAGCGGTCGACTGCCCACTTGTGGCCCGCCTGAATCGCATCCATGAGGATGTCGCAGGTGCGCACGCGGGTGACGAACGCCCATTTCGGATCGCTGGACAGCGTGCGGTTGCCCCACAGACGGAAACCGCCGTCGCGAATGATCGTGGTGATATTGGCGTTGTTGAGCAGGTTGGCCCGGCATGTTTCGTCGCCGTCCAGGTACTCGATCGGGCGAGTGGTGCCGGTGATGCCGACAAACTCCTTGTTCGACGGCGACGCCCAATAGCCGTAAGTCGCATCCGTCCAGGCAAACAGACCCGCCGTCCACGCCGAGCCCGGCGCGTCGATCGTCGCGCTCTCGATCGTGTCCCAGAACTGCACCCCCGGATCGACCAGAAACAGGCGCTTGCTGCCGAAGTTCAAGGCGTAGGCCATGGCCGCCTCATCGGTGGTGTTTGGTCCGTCGATGATCGCCATCGCACGCAACTTGCCGGCCAGTGCATCCATCGCGGTGGCCACCGCTTGGGTCGCCGAATGCCCCGGGGCGATCAGCAGCTTGGGCTGGGCGTTGTGCCTGCTCTTGCCGTCCAGCAGCGCCTGAAGACCGGTACGCTGGCCATCGGCAAGAACGCCACCAATGATGGCCGACGTTTGCAGCGCGGCATTTTCGAGCTTGGGCACGCCGACAGCGACGATCACCGCCTTGGCCCGCACGTAGATTGCCGCCGCTGCCTTGGCGATGGCCGAGCCCGCGCCGAATGCCGCGATGGCTTCGCGCTCGGAGGTGATCAGCTTCAGCTCGCCGGCCTTGGCCGTACCGCCGCCGAGGATGCCCGGGCTAAAGGTGTCGCACAGACCGATGATCGAGGACGACGGCAGCGAGATAGTGCGCGCCCCGGTGTCGATCAGCGTGGTCGTGACACCGTGAAAAAAACCACTCATAAGGGTCAATCTCCAGAAACGAAAAAGCCCCGCATAAGCGAGGCTGTGAGGGTGTTGGTGTTACGCGTAACGGAAAAGAAAACGCCCCGTCAGTGCGGGGCGTCTATTGGGATTACCCGGCAACCCAAGCGGGCGGAACCGGGCGGGAGGCCTCGGCGGGAAACTCCGCCTGTAGCGGCCAATCGCGCAGCGCCTGCATATAGCCCAGCAGCCCCACGAATTGCTCTGCCGTGATCGAGGTCGGTCGATTCAGATCCTGCTCGTCCCGATGCCGGTCACGCAGCCATTGCACGCGCAGAATGGCTGCATCCCGCCACGCCCTTTCCTGTGCAGCCAGATCCACGAGTGGCGGATCGATCAGAATTGGCAACCCGTCAGCATCATGACCGCGAACTTTGCCCGGCTCTGGATTGCCCAGGACCTCCAAATAACGAGCTTCGGTGATTTCCGTGGCATCTTCCGGCATCACCCGATGGATGCCTTCCAGATAGGTGACAAGCGTCGTTTGACTGTAAAAACGCTTCATTACTCAGACTCCGATTGCAATAACGCGGGCCGGCGAATTAATCGAGCCGCCCCAGTTGTACAAGTTCACAGCGACGGCCGACACACCACCCGCCACAACGTTGCCGGCGTTGCCATTTCCAGAGTTACCCAAGGGCGCGGCCAGTGCCCAAATGCAGCCATTCGGGAAGGCAATCGGCCAATACGCAGCGCCCGTTGCACCCGGCGCAATCGCCGCAGAACTCGTCCACTGAATGATCAAGCCGCCGAGCCAAGACGGAAACACGACATAGCCTTGCGCGTTAAAACTCACCGCAAAACCCAAACGCAACTTGTATGGCGTGACCATGACGTCATCGCCTGAGCCCGCGTTTACCTGTGCCTGAGTTGCTATTTTGGCGATGCCCTTAACCGCCTCCGTCGCCTGAACCACCAGCGCCGCAAGGCCAGCGAAAAACTTCTTGGGGGTCACGAAGGTAGTGTCGTCGACGCCCGCATTAGTCTGAGGCTGGGTTGCAACCTTAGCCGTACCCTGGCTGGTTTCAGTAGCCTGTGCAGCCAACGCAACCAGCGCGGCGATATCAATGTTTCCCTGGTTGATCGGCGCGTTCCAGGCCTTGATGCACCACATCACCGCCAAGTTTCGCGGCCGAGTCGAACCGGTTATATTTGCCTGTGTTGATGTCGAAACAGCACTTGGGAGAGACGCAACTTGTATCGGGTAATCCGCAAGAGCAATGGAATCGATTCCGTAGCTCGCTAGAGGTTGTGCGGCTACAGAGCCGAGGCCGATGACATTAATACCGTCCGCCGATCCGGTGATGTCGGCGCTGACCATCGTGCCCTTCTGCCAGCTACCTACGGCGCGCCCTGCGTCTACCCCCCGGCCATGGTCCCAGCCACGTAGGAACTCGCCGCGAGATTCCGGCAGGCGGAAGTTACCGGCACCTTCGTCCCCCTTGTTGAAGGCCGTGCCGAGGAACGTCGCCAGATCCGGATAGGCCGCAATGCTTTTGACGCTGCCGTCTAGCTCCAGAAACCCGGGCGCGACCTTGTCCAATGGAAACGCCACGGTGGCCCCGACCGGCAAGGCCGAGGCCTGCGCAATCATCGCCTCGATTTGGGCCTTGGTGAACGCGTCCGTGATACCCATCCCGGCCAACGTGCTCGGGTTATCACCCGATACCACAATCCCCCGATCGTTGGTCTTGACCCGGGTCCATTCACCGGGCGTCTTGTTCTTCGGCAGCACTTCCAGAATGGCCGCGTCGACGTAGGCCCGCGAGGCCAGCACAATCGCCGGATCGATCTTGAGCGTGATGTTGCCGGTGCTGGTGACAATGAAGTTCATCCGCACGATTTGCGTGCGGCCCGAGCCCTGCGACAGGATCGGTTTGAAGCTCGGCGCGCAGTTGGCCACCGCCACCAGATCGCCGTCCACGTCGTACAGACCGATTTCGCGAATCCACTTCCCACCTTCATCCGCCGGGATAATCTGCTCGGCGATCAGCACCGCCGGGTTGATCAGATCAATCTTGAGCTGATTCAGCGGCCGGCGGCGCCATTCGTTGATCAGCGTGGTTTGCGAGGCATTGGGAATCGGGTCGGTGCTGTTGGCATCGCCCACGCCCATTTGCGTGATCAGCCAGGGAATGCCGAGCGCATCGGCGTTCGCCTGCTTGGCCATGCCCACGTTCGTGAGGATGGCGAAAAACTGGGAATTCACATCAATCATGGTAAACGTCCAGAGTGTCTATGGAGTGTTCGCGCCCCACCACGCCGAAGCGGCCCGTGACCTCGATGTCACGCATCACCGGCGGGTAAACGTCGATTTCGTCGCCTTCGTACAGGGCGACATTGATGTTCAGATTGCCTTGGGTTTCGAGGCTGATCGCCAGCCCGGTCAGGTGCCGGGTGACGGGTTTGGCGTCGTCGATCAGGCGCTCAAGCTCCTGATACATTTCCTCGGTGATACCGGTGTCGAGAACGCCGACCTTCAGCGCGAAAGTGCCCGGCACGCCTTCTGGCACGGTCTTGAACCACTCGACAATCTCGATCAGATAACCCAGCGGCTCGACCACCCGACGCAGCGCGCCGATCGTGCCCTTGTACTTGTGGATGTAGAACGATGCCTTGATGGCGGCGCGCTTGGTCGTCTCCGACCATCGGTAATCCCAGCGGTCGACCGACCACGCCCACGCCAGATGCGGCAGCAGATGAACCGGACAGGTGTCGGGGTTGTACAGCGTGCGCAGCGGGACAATGGTGCGCTCATAGAAAGCCGCCTCAATCGCTCGCTCCAGTGGCGTGCTATTGCTCGGCAGCAGGCTTCTCATGTCGCCCCCGCCATCGTCACGCTGTAACCCGTGCAATAAGCCGCCTGCGCCTTTGTAGGTGCCAGATCAACCCATCCGGGCAGCTCGACCCGCGAAACGCCGGCAACGTGCAACTGGGCGTCCACGGCCGACCGCGCCACCTCGACCCCCAGCCGTTTGCGCGGATTGATCCACGCCGCGAGGCGCCGAGTGGCCTCCGCCAGACTGGCGTCACCTTCCGGGCCGGCGCTGCTCATATGCAGAATTGCGTCAATGCGGTAGTCGAGGATTTCCGCACTTTGCACCGTGACCCGATCACCGACCGGGCGGGTGTCTTCGTCGTCCAATGCCGCCGCCACGATGGCCAGCAGCTCGGCGCTGGCCTCGCCCTTACCCTCGGTACTCAGCACCGTTACCGTAACGTTGCACGGCGCCGGACTTTCGGCGGTGGCGTCGGCCACCAACCCCGAGGCGTTGCGGGTGTGCAGGATGTAGCTGTTACGCGGCCCGGCAGTGGTCAGCCCCTCGTAGGCCAACTGGATGCGCTCGCGGTAGGGGTCGTGTTCTTCCATGACTTCAGGTACTGGCGGCACAGCCGTCAGATCCTCGGCCTGAATCACCAGGCGCGGCAGATTGACGTTGGCCCCAAGCTGATCGAGGTCACTCCCGGTCGCATAGGCCAACAGTTGCGCCTTGGCCGCGTCGTTGACCCGGGCACGGTTGCCGAGCTTGATATAGGCCCCGACCTCCAACAGCTTTACCACCGGATCGGACTCCAGGTTGGCCGTCCAGTTGTCGCCCATGTGCCCGCGAAAGGTGCTCAGGCAGTCGTCATAGGTCAGCTCATAATCCAGTGGCTCCAGCACGTCCGGCGCCGGCAGCGCT